GTGTGCGCGCCGGCGAAGCGCTCGACATGCAAGAAGAGGCGCTGGGCAGCATTACCAGCACTGGCTCTCGCGCCTTCTGCGGTAAGAACTTCTGGAACAAGCTGATCGTCCACAAGTCGGTCAAAGAAACCTATCTCAATACTATGCAGGCCGCCGCCCTGCGTGGCGATGCCCGGGAAAGCTTCGAGTTCGGCGGGATCGTCTGGGAGCGCTATCGCGGCAAAGTGGCCGGCATTTCGTTCGTCCATGACGATAAGGCTCTGCTGATTCCCGAAGGTGTCCCTGACCTGTACATCTCTTCGTTCGCACCGGCTGACTACATGGAAACGGTCAACACTCAAGGCATCCCGTACTACAGCAAGATCGAGCCGCTGCCCTTCAACAAGGGTGTAGCAGGTGAAGCCCAGTCCAACCCGCTGCACCTGTGCACGCGTCCCCTGGCGCAGATCCTGCTGGAACTCTGATCATGGCGTTTCGCGATCTGATCGAGGACATCGACGACGTGGTCTTCGAAACCCTGGGTGATTCAGCCCAGATCGAAGGCCGCGCCGAGCCGGTGCTGGGCATGTTCATGGCGCCATGGAAGGCGCCGCAGTTTGGCAAGACCCAAACGGCCATCCGAGAGCCGCGCTTTGAGATCCGCGTACGAGATTCGGACGGCCTGATCAAAGGCCTGCGCGTCACCGTCGATCTGCCTGTGCTGGACGGCGGCGGGGAATATGACCTGCTGCAGCTGGAGCCTGGTGGTGACGGCCTGGTGGCCCTGATCTTGAGGAAGCGTCCATGAGTGTCGGCAGCTACGCACAGCAAAAACGCGACGGTGGGTTGATCAACATTCAGCCGTCACTGGCAGACCTGAAGCGCTTTCAGGACTTCGGCCGGCTGGTGCCAAAGGCAGCAGCTGCTGCACAGCGGCGAGCGATCAACAAAACCCTCGGGTGGCTGCGTACCCACATCGCCAGGGCAGTGGGTAAGCAAGAGCGCATCGCCATTGGCGCCGTCCGGCAACGTTTGCGGGCTTACCCCACCAGCGGCGGTGCGATGCGAGGCAAGTTGTGGTTCGGCCTCAACGCGATCGAGGCCAGCCGCATAGGTCGGGTGCGTCAGACCAGCAGGGGGGTGTCGGTAGCGGGGCGTCGGTATCAGGGTGCGTTTTACAAACAGGTGTACGGCAACAGTGCCGATATCTGGATCCGTACTGCCAGCAAGCACTTCAACAGCGATGATTACCCTGAGGCGACTCAGGGCCGTCGGCGCAGTGGTTTCGTTGAGGAAAACGACAACCGCTTTCCTTTGGCGAAAGCCAAGGTATCGCTGGAGCAAGCCCGGCCGCACTTTGAGGCGTGGATCAAACGCGCCGATGAACAGCTGCTGGTTGTCCTTGAGCAAGAGCTCAACTACGAACTGCAGAAGTATCTGAAGGGGAGCGCCAATGTCCGATGAGCCGTTCAGCCTGAGTCAGCTGTACCAGGCTATCGAGCAACACCTGACGGAGCATCTGTCGGGCATCAAGGCGGTTGTGTTTTGGCCGGATATACAGGAAAACCAAGGCATTCCACTGCCGTCTGTTTTTCTCGAAATGGCTGAGTTTGAACCGGGTATCGATATCGGTACTGGCGAATCCAGCCTGGTCTGCAAGTTTGAGGCCCGGATCATAGTTGACCCGATACAAGCCAATCACCATGAGCAAGCTGTACACCTGGTGTCGCAGTTGGCTGTGCTGCTCCGACAGCAAAGCTGGGGCCTGGAGATCAACGTCGCGCAATTTGAGCGAGCCACTCAGGATTGGACCAAGCCTGAGCTGGATGGCTATGTTGTGTGGGTAGTCGAGTGGACTCACCAAGTCTATTTGGGGGTTGAGGTTTGGCCTTTCCCTGAAGAGAAGCCCAGCATGCTTAAACTGAACCTTGAAGCGTACCCGGACATTGACAGTCCAGGGGGCGCGCCATGAGTTATCAGACGGGCGAGCATGACCGGATGATCGCGGCCATGTTGATGCCGTGTGTGGTGGTCGGGGTGGATTTGATGGCCCCGGCCGTGCGGGTCAAGTCGGGTGAGTGGGTGAGTGCCTGGGTGCGCTGGCACAGCCAGGCGGCAGGGAAGGCTCGACACTGGCGTGCGCCGAGCCTGGGCGAGCAGGGGGTTTTGATCAACCCCAGCGGCCAGGCAGGAATGGGCACGTTTGTACCTGGGCTGTATGGCGGCGCCGGTGCCCCACCGGATAATCGTGATCATGTCGAGGTGTGGCGGTTCGATGATGGCGGCTCACTGGTCTACGACTGGAAGGCCAGGAGCTACACCATCACTTTGCCCACGGGCACGGTGACCATCAAAGTAGGTGCGACCGAGGCGGTTGTTACGGATAACGCGGTGACGGTCACGACGGGCAACGTCAAGTTGATTGCAGACGTTGCCATTGAAGGTTCTTTGTCCGTCACGAAAAACGTAGCGGTCCAGGGCGCCTTGCACGCGGTGAAAGACATTACCAGTGCTGGCAAGATCATCGACGCCGGCGGCAACAGTGCGAACCATAAACACTAGTCGTTCAATTTCACAGGCCCGCCGCGTGCGGGCTTTTTTGTGCCCGGGGGAAACCATGGCCAAGACTTCTGAAACACCCGTTGCCGACGCTGGGCCTGGCTCAACGTTTCGCGACACGCTCTATACCTCTCGCACCCTGATTCTGCCCGACAGTGGCCGCGCTCTTGTGGTCCTCAAGCAGCGTGTGTCGGTGCCGGCAACTGACGCTGAAGCGCTGAATTACCTCAAATCCAATGAGGAATTCGAACTACTGCAGGAGTGACCTAGATGATCGGAATGGACCGCCACACCGGCCAGCCCATTTCGGGCACTGCGCATTTGCGGCAGAGCATCGCGGACATTTTGAGCACTCCGCTAGGCAGTCGCAGACAGCGGCCGGAGTACGGCAGCAAGTTGCGCCGTTACGTGGATCTGCCAGTAAACGAAGGCTGGAAGGGAGCGGTTCAGGCTGAGGCGAGCAGGGCGCTAGGCCGGTGGGAGCCGCGGCTGAAGCTGGAACGCGTACAGGCCGTCTCTGTCCTGGGCGGCCTGATCAAAATCCAAGTCACCGGTAGTTACGAGGGCGAAAACGTACTGCTAGAGGTAAGTGTATGAGTATCGTTGACCTGTCGGAATTGCCGGCGCCGGACGTTCTTGAGCCTCTAGATTTTGAGGAGGTGTATACGGAATCGCTCGGTGTCTTCCGTGAATTCATGGGCGACAACTGGAGTGCACCCCTTGAGAGTGATCCGGTGGTCAAGTTGCTGGAAGCCGGTGCTTATGCGCGCATTGGTGATCGCGCCCGGGTAAACGATGCAGCCAAGGCGTTGATGCTCGCGCATGCGATTCGTGGCGACCTCGATCAGTTGGGGGCGAACGTCAACACGCCGCGCCTGGTGATCCAGGCGGAAGACCTGCGCGCAGTGCCGCCGGTGGAGAAGATCACAGAAGGCGACGAAGCCTACCGTGAGCGGATCCAGTTGGCCTATGAGGGCCTGACCACGGCGGGGCCGCGCAACAGCTACAAGCTGCATGCCCGCAATGCGTCAGCCCTGGTGGCGGATGCGTCGGCGGAAAGCCCGTCGCCGGCGTGCGTTACGGTAACGGTGCTGGGGTTGGAGGGGGATGGAGCGGTAGGCCCTGAGTTATTGGCCGTGGTAGCCCGTGCGCTCAATGACGAAAACGTTCGACCATTGGGCGACCGTGTGACGGTGCAAAGCGCCCAGGTACTGCCGTATCGCATTGACGCAGTGCTGCACATGAAAAGCCCCGGCCCTGAAAGCGCTGTCGCTCGGGCCGAAGCGGAAAGGCGCCTCGCTGCGTGGATCAATCCGCGCAAACGCCTTGGCGTCGAGGTGGCGCGTTCCGCTGTAGACGCGCAACTGCACGTACCAGGGGTTTCACGCGTTGAGTTGATCGGCTGGCAGGATCTTGCTCCGACGCAGGCACAGGCGGCGTACTGCACTGACTGCACCGTCAAGCTTGGGGAGTGACATGAAAAGCCTACTGCCGATCAATAGCACTCAGCTGGAGCGGGCGATTGAGGCGGCAAGCACGGATCAAACCGTGATTCCCCTGCGCTCGCTCTACAACCCCATGACTTGCCCCGTTCATTTGTTACCCCACCTTGCGTGGACCTGGTCTGTTGATCGCTGGGATGATCGTTGGACGGAGGCGGCCAAGCGCAATGCCATACGGGCTTCGTTTTACATCCACTCCCGCAAAGGAACCATTGGCGCACTGCGCCGCGTGGTGGAGCCGCTTGGCTACCTGCTGGAGGTGATCGAGTGGTGGCAGACGGTGCCCGAAGGCCCGCCGGCGACGTTCGCCCTTAGGGTTGGCGTACTCGATACCGGCATCACTGAAGAAATGTTCAGCGAGCTTGAGCGCCTGATTGACGACGCCAAGCCCGTGAGCCGGCATATGACCGGGCTCGACATCACGCTTGAAACGCGCCTGGACGCCTATACCGGCTTCGCTGTTTATGACGGCGACGAGATCGACGTTTACCCCTGGACTAACCCCGATATCGACGTAGTGATTCAGGGTTATACGGGCGTTAGCGAATACACCCTAGACGAACTGGATGTGTACCCACATGGTTGATAAAAACTCTATTTTCGGCGGCATGATCACCACGCTGGGGGCCGCCAAGAAAACCAACTGCGATGCCCTCGGCGTTCCGTGGGAGCCGCGCTACATGTTGATCGGTGACGCGAACGGCGCTGACCCCGTGCCTAGCCCGACGCAAACCAAGCTGATCAATCAGGTCTACCGAGCGCAGCTCAATCAGCTGCGGGTTTCTCCCACTGACGCCAATGTTCTGATTGCTGAGGTGGTGTTGCCGCCCGACGTTGGCGGCTGGCATATCCGCGAGCTCGCTCTAGAGGACAAGGACGGTGTGTTTAGCGCGGTGGCTAATGTGCCGCCGAGCTATAAGCCGTTGCTCGCTCAAGGGTCGGGGCGTAACCAGGTGGTGCGGATGCACATCATCACCAGCGGTACCTCGAATATTCAGCTGAAAATCGATCCAGCAGTGGTGCTGGCGACGCGTCAGTATGTCGATGAGGCGGTTAACGGCCTTCTGCCGGCAATCAAGCCTGCTGGCACCTACACCAAGGTAACGGTCAATGACCGTGGCGTGTTCGTGGCGGGTTCGAATCCGACCACTCTGGCAGGTTATGGCATCACGGACACCTACACCAAGGACCAAATCGCGGCAATGATCGCCCAGGCCTCGGCGTTGCCGGTGGGATCAGTGATTGCATTTCCCGTGAACAAGGTAGCTCCGGGCTTTCTGGAGCTGGACGGCAGCGTTAAGAGTGCAGCGGCTTATCCTGACCTAGCCACGTTCCTGGGCGGCGTGTTCAACAAGGGGGATGAGGGCGCCGGTAACTTCCGCCTGCCGGAGTCGCGAGGTGAGTTCCTGCGGGGCTGGGACCATGGGCGCGGCGTTGATGCTGGTCGTGCAGTGAGCAGCTATCAGTTGGATATGCTTAAGAGTCATGCTCACGAATATTCCCCTATGCGCGGCAGCGGGGTTGTGAACAGCGTATCCAGCAAAATTTCGGCGCAATCGGATGCGAATGCTGACAACGGTGCGACTACAGCCGCTACTGGTGGAGTTGAGACGCGGCCGCGAAACTTGGCCGTGATTTGGTGCATCAAGGCCTGGAATGCACCGATCAATCAGGGAAACATTGATATTGCTGCATTGGTGCCATTGGCGGCGCAGGCGACGGAAATCAATCGCGGTACGGCCAAGATCGCCACTCAGGCTCAGGTCCAGGAGGGCGTGGCCGACGATGTGATTGTCACTCCCAAAAAAATCCGCTGGGGCTTTTCGTTCAGCTTCGGTGTTAACAGTTACATCACCTTGCCTTTTTGGCTCGGCAGTTGGATCGTCCAGTACGGCAAAGCCACGGCCAACACGGCGAATGGAAGGCTTGTGACTTTCCCACTGGAGTTTCCAAATGCGTGCCGGTTCGCATGCCCTGGCGAAGTGAGCAGCCCCGGCGCTGCCGCCGAGTACGTGCAGATAGTTTCTACTGATAAGACCGGGATCAACGGGGTGACTTATACCAATATTGCAGGGCCTAGCGTAGGTAGTTTGACGTTCGGCTGGCTGGCGATTGGTGACTGACTTGGAGGTAGTATGAAACGCTTTTACTCTGCGCAAACTGGATGCTGCTATCTCGATAAGTTGGGGAAAATCCCGGCTGATGCCATTGAGATACCAGACTCAATTTACGATGCAGTCATCAGGAACCCCTTACCGGGCAAGGTTCGCTCGCACGACTCTCGGGGCTTGCCGGTTTTGGTAGATGCCCCGGAGGTCGTAATTGATCTGGAATCGCATGAAAGGGCTTGGCGCGACGCCGAGCTGGCTTCGGTTATGTGGTTGCGTGAGCGTCATCGGGATCAAGTCGAAATCTCGGAGCAAACGACGCTGACCGCCGAACAGTTTTCGGAGTTGCTTGTGTACATGCAGGCCCTGCGTGATTGGCCGCAATCGCCGGATTTTCCGGCCATCGAGCAGCGCCCAGCCGCGCCGGCCTGGATCGCTGAGCAAGCCCAATAGACGCCCTGCACTGACGGAGCGTTTTCTTTTCCGTTACGCGTAACAACAAACATTCCCTACGGCCTCGCTTATGCGGGGCTTTTTCGTTTCTGGAGATTGCCCTATGAGTTTTTTTCACGGTGTGACCGTCACCAACGTAGACACCGGCGCCCGTACTATCTCGCTGCCATCGTCTTCGATTATCGGTCTGTGCGACACCTTCACCCCTGGGCCGAAGGCGACAGCCAAGCCTAACCAGGTGCTGCTGATTACCCGCGAAAGCGAAGCGGTGGCGGCCTGGGGCGAAGACGCGGCGATCACCAAGTCGATCAAGGCGATCTACATGCGCGCCAAGGCCGTGATCGTGGCGTGTGGTGTCGAGAAGCTGGCAACTCCAGCCCTGCAGACCTCGGCCATCATCGGCGGCGTTTTGGCTGACGGTCAGCGTACTGGCATGCAGGCGCTGCTGGACGGTAAGAGCCGTTTCAATGCTCAGCCCCGTTTGCTGATTGCCCCAGGTCACAGCGCGACCCAGGCGGTCGCCACGTCGATGGATGCACTCGCCGGCAAGTTGCGCGGCCTGGCCATCGTTGATGGCCCTAACACCACTGATGAGGCGGCCATTGCCTACGCCGAAAACTTCGGCAGTAAGCGCGTTTTTCTGGTCGATCCGGGTGTTCAGAGCTGGGACACCGTCCTCAGCGAAACCGTCGACGCGCCTGCCTCGGCCTGGGTGGCTGGCCTGTTTGCCTGGACCGATAACGAATACGGCTTCTGGGCCTCGCCGTCGAACAAGGAGTTTGTCGGCATCACCGGTACCACGCGCCCGATTGAGTTTTTGGACGGCGACGCAACGTGCCGGGCCAACCTGCTCAACAACGCGAACATCACCACGATTATCCGTGATGACGGCTACCGCCTGTGGGGCAACCGTACCTGTTCCAGTGATCCGAAGTGGGCCTTCGTGACGCGTGTGCGCACCCAGGACATCGTCATGGACGCGATCCTTTACGGGCACAAGTGGGCGGTTGACCGTTCGATCACCAAGACCTACGTCAGCGATGTGACCGAAGGCCTGGAGAACTTCATGCGCGACCTGAAAAAGCAGGGCGCGGTAATCAACTTCGAAGTGTTCCCGGACGACGAGCTGAACACTGCTAGTCAGCTGGAGCAGGGCAAAGTCTATTGGCGCATCCGTTTCACCGACGTGCCGCCGGCTGAGAACCCCACTTTCCTCGTTGAAGTCACGAATCAGTGGATCACCGAAGTCATCGAAACCAAAGCCTAAGGAGGCTTCGCAATGTCCATGATTCCCCAAACGCTGTTCATGATGAACATGTTTGTCGACGGCATGAGCTTCGCCGGCGACGTGCCCACCTTGAGCTTGCCCAAGCTGAAGATCAAAACCGGCGAGTACCAGGGCGGTGGTATGGATGCCCCCATCGATATGGACCAGGGCATGGAAAAGCTGGAGGCGTCTTTCAGCACCAAGGGCGTGCGCCGTGAGGCGATGAAGTTCTTTGGCCTGGCTGATCAGACTGCGTTCAACGCCGTGTTCCGTGGCTCCTTCAAGGGACAGAAGGGGGCCACCACGGCGGTGGTTGCCACCATTCGCGGTATGGTCTCGGAGTTGGATCCGGGCGAGTGGAAGCCGGGCGGCGACGCTGAGTTCAAGTACGCCGTCAGTGTCAGTTACTACAAGCTGGAAGTCGCTGGCGTGCGTATGTTCGAAATCGATCCTGTTAACGCGGTTCGCGTTATCAACGGCGTTGACCAACTGGCAGCTGTTCGCCGCGACCTCGGCCTTTAAGGAAAATACCCATGCCTCAAGACATCAACAAAATCCCGGAATGGCTGACGATCACCGCTGACTCGGCAACCATCAAACTGTCCAAAAGCGTCAAGGTCAATCAGGTCGAAACTGATCAGCTGACCATGCGTTCCCCAACTGTTCGTGAGGTTCGTGCCGCGACCAAAGCCGCCCCGGACGATGAGGAACAAAGCGAAATGATCCTGTTCGCTAGCCTGACGGATGCAGGCCAAAACGATCTGGGGGAACTGAGCGTGCGTGATTACAAGCGCCTGCAGGCCGCCTATTTTCGCCTGGTGCGCGAAGACTGGGTTTAACGAAGAAATACAGAGGAAGTTGGCTCAGCGGCTGGCCCGGGAAATGTCTTTCTCGGCCAGCGAGATCGAGTCTATGTCTTTCTCAACGATGATCTGGTGGCTTAAGGAGTGAGCCGCCTGGACCTTTTCGGAGTGACCCCATGGCGAACAACCTGGCGCTTGGCGTCGTCATCGGCGGTGCTATCAGTTCGACCGTCGGCGCTGCCTTCAAGGATGTTGAAGGGCGCATCAAGAAACTCAGTGACCAGGGCACCAAGGCCCGGGTACTTCAAAGCACCATTGGCGACACCATCCGCCTGCGTGATGAGTGGAAAAAAGCCCATGACACCGGCT